TCACAAAATGCAAAACATCCTGCGGATCGTATTCCCTGCCCGCTATCACAATTCTATAATCCAGATCTCCATATGGATCAAAACTCACAAACGCAGATGGAATCGGAATCAGCTCTCGAATAAACCCACTTTCCGTCCGGGGATATACAATGGCGTTTCCATTCCCCTCAATCAACATTGTACGCACGATCCAGCGAACAAAGTTTGATCTTGTCATATTCCGGTTGGGGCTAATGTCAACTCTTCTAGACAATTCATTGACAATTCTCACATCTCCTCCATCCGTGTTCTGCATGAGGTGAATGGTCATGGAGCCGATCAACCGCGCAATCGTATCAACTGCGGTTAATACTTCAGGATTTTGTGCTAATGATGTATATCCGCTACATGTAAGACTGTCAAAATTATTGGAATCTGTATACCACACCAGACTCCTCTTTTCATTCGGCTCTGCTCTGGGGCTCGCCTTATTTCCTCTGCGTCTCTTATTGCTCATTGGCGTTTCCTCCTAGCTATTGATTTAGTGGTTAAGCCCTGCATTTTTGGGAGATGCCATTTTCCCACATCGCGGGCATTTGTATTTTCCACCTTTTTTTATTTTTTTATCCTCTACTAGAAATTTCCACCCGCATTGACATTCAAATAAAATAAGCTTTTGCGGATTAACCTCTATTTTCACTTCTTGAACCACTCCTTTAACGTTTGAGCATTCCCCAAACTCTCCAAATATCGAACGCAAGCAAAAACAGATGCATCGAAAAGGTCAATCCTATGCTCTGGCATAATCTTTTCATATTGAATCATATCATCTGTCTTTTCGATGGCTGAAACATTTTCAACACAATATTCATACGCTTCGCTATGTAAGTAGTACAGTGTTCCATCTTTTGCAGCTTTTTCAATATGCCTGAACCCCTCCGACTTTTTATAGTAATACTGTGGCTGATCTTTAACGCTAAATCCTGCAGCTTTCATACCCAAGAAATATTCCCGGCTGAATTTTCTATCATGTCCAACCTGGCGGATTTTAAATCCGCGCTTTCTCATTTCTATAAACCAGTTAACTACATCCGCATGGTTTACAGTAGGGCTGTTGCATAAAGTCAGCCATCCATCATCAGCCCAACCAAATAAGGGAATATTATCTTCATCGGCTTTTTTAGCCGCTGCGATGACAGGGAAAAAAGCATGAGTAATGATAATACTCACCCCTTTATATTCTCCATACAGTGCCGCTGCTGTGAGATCATGTAATTTGGAAAGGTCAGCTCCTCCATACCAATCAATCGGCAACCTTGCCAATTCTTCCATTGTCCATGTGTATTTTTCATCAGATTTTCTAAATTCATCAATATTAAAATACGCACGCAAAGCTGTACTGTATACGTTCAAACTTTTGGCAAAAAAATCTTTCCTCTGTTGAGGATCGTTATGCGCCTGCAAACTGTCATTTAATATTTCTGCCGGTCGAATACTCACTCCATACGCTGGATTTGCCATTTCATGAATAGCTGGATCAGTATAATCTATCGACCCATCTTTTACGCCATCAGGCGCACAGCACATAAAAATAAAATACTGTTCATCTTTTACCGTTCCTTCTAAAATTTTACGGCAGTATTTTAAACGTTGACCCAGAAAAGCTTGTTCGTTGTCTCCTGCGGTCGATATCCCAATCAGTAATTTATTTGTATATGCTTTCTGTGCTTCTTTAAAAAGATTATATTGTTTTGGCTTTTTGAATGCATGTACTTCATCGCATATGGCAATGTTGCAGTTGAGGGAATCTTGTGTGTCTGGATTCGCAGCTAAAGCACGTATAAAAAAAGAGCCATCACCTAGATTTGCTTCTAGGCTGTGCTCATTGTTATTATCAATGATTTTTACGGATCCGCCGTGTTTTTCGTCTTCCCCCATCCTTTCAATATTATACTTCAGAAAATTAAAGCTTTCTAAAGATTGCATCAATGCCGCACTTGCAATATACATCTTTGATCCCGATTTCCGATACCACAAAGATAAAGCCCAAGATAAAGCTGCAGCAAAGCTGGTTTTAATATTTTTCCTTGGAATAAAAATAAGTGCTTCATGAAATCGCACTGTATCAGTTCCGGCATTAAAAAAGCCGAGCAAATTGTATATGATAAATTTGTGAAATGGCTCTAATAAAAACGGCGTTCCTCTCAACGGCGTACCATCTAATTTTTCCCCCTGCTGGTGGCAGATTGTTTTTTCTATAATCTGGATACAGAATTCCGGCCCTTTTGTGCGAAACTCATATTCTGGATTGTCAAGGTCTGCAAAAAACCTGTCTACTGCCTGCTTCAATTCTTTACAAGCTATCTTTTCCCCATCGCGAATGCTTTTGGCGTACTTTAACACATCCGGCCAGTTTTTTCCTTTAATCAATTTCAAGGCTTGATAATACAGCAGCTAGCCCTTTTTGCTTTTCCCGCTCAGGTGCTGCACCTGTTATTTTTTTGTAGCTGCTGGGCGTTAGCCCCAATTCTCGCCAGTACGCCAAGGCATTTTTATTCAAATCATCCCACAACACAAGAAGGGGGTTCTTCGTTGTATTTGTTGCTCCGGCTTTATTGGTATATGCACAAACCGGGGAACTTCCTTCTTCACAATAACGAATATATACATTGTCTCTTTGTTCCAAGATATCTGCCAATGTGTCAATGACCGGCCTATACCCTTCTTGTTTTTGATCTAAGGTGGATAATTGTTTTTTTATCTTAGTTTTCCATTGCTTAGCTGTCATATTATCCCCTTTTCTAAAAATATTCGGCAGAGTTGGAAAGAGTGACCCACGCCATTGGAGGTGCCCCGAACATTGCACATTTGAGTTAGGGGGGTATCTTTCTTTCCTGTTGGCCTTTTGTTATTTTTCCCGCATTCGCTTTTCTAAAAAACCGTTCGCTTTTCTAAAAACCCTTGGGTTTTCTAAAAACCGTTGGGTTTTTTCGCTTTTTGGGTCTCGCTTTCTTGCTCGCTGTCCAGCTTCTCCGTTGTGATCTCCACAGAAGACGCGCCCAGCTGGCGAAACATGCTAAACCCTGTTTTATACGCGTATTAGTTTATCATATCTTCCCACTCTACCACCTTTTTCCGGATGTTGCTTATTATGACAAGCACGGCATAAACTCACAAGATTGCTATCTACATATGCCAATTCCGGATATTCATCTACATGTTTTATATGATGTACCTCTGTTGCTTCTCTTGCCTTTCCATACCTCTTACAAATTTGGCATTTGTAAGAATCACGAGCAAGAATGCTCTTTCTTTTTCTTTTCCATTTTTCACTATTGTAATTAAACATAATCAATAAAAAAGCGCCTTGCAATGCGGTTTCCCACACTTCAAAACGCTAAAAATATTTTAACTTTTTTCGTAAAATCGCTTGACTTATGCGCATTTAATATGTATAATATAATCAGGAGGTAAGGATATGAAACGACGCGACCTGATTAAGAAGCTTGAATCAAACGGTTGGTGGTTCCTTCGTAGCGGCGGAAATCACGATATCTACACCAACGGAATAAAAACTGAAACAATCCCAAGGCACTCAGAAGTCAATGAGACGCTTGCAAAAGCTATTATTAGGAGACGGGGCTTGAAATAAAGCCCTTCTCCCATTAGGAGGTTTTATTATGAAATACGTTTATCCGATCATTCTTACCCCGGAAAAAAAGGGAGGGTTCTCCGTCCTGGTTCCCGACCTCGAAATCGGCACGCAAGGAGCAACCATAGCGGAATGTATTGACATGGCGCGCGACGCCATTGGCCTGTGGGGAATCACCGAGCAGGATGTTGGCCGTTCTATTCCGGCACCGTCTTCCCTTACCCCCTCTCATGCTCCTAATGAAATCGTAACGCTGGTAGATATCGATTTCTCCGCATATCGCAGAGCCAATGATATGCGTACTGTGCGCAAAAACGTTACTGTGCAAAGCTGGTTGAACGATCTAGCAGAAAAAGAGGGGCTTAATTTCTCTCAGGTGCTCAGCGACGGGCTGAAACAACGGCTGGGTGTTCAGGATCGCCCTTAACCTCATAACAAGAACCGAAAGCCGGGGAATAGTCCTCGGCTTTCTTTTTTTGCCCACATGCCCACCTCGCCAGCGTTTTCTATACCGGCGCACCGAAAAGAAAAAGCCCACGCATTGCGCAGGCTTGGATATTCCGGCTAGCAGGGATTAGGCTAGCCTTTTGCAAGAAAAATATTGAGAAAAGAATGTGAATCAGCGTTCAGGCTCTCGCGCCCGCTCGCTGCATATAAGGGGATGGCTTCCCCGTCCCGCTATCGTGCGGCGGGTACTTGCGTCCCCTGTTCAGCGACCTGCACATGGTACGCATCGTTGATAGGCGCGTACAGGTCTGTATCATCCGCTGTCTTGTACCCCGCAAGCGGTAAGCAGCAGAAAATAAGCATTTTTGCGGCCAACAGGAGTTGCACCTGTTCACACAATCTAACCGCCATGCTTGTGTGTCTCTTTGCCGCATATATGCCGGGTTTCCCCGCCCGGCTTCGGGATAGGAGGTTATGGAGGTTTCTCCTTGGCTTTTTGCCTGTTTACATCATAGCACAGACTAAATATCAATTTCTATCAAGTCTTTTTTGATTTCCACTTTATTCAATGCTCTTCCGTGTAATTCGCAAACCCATTGATAAGTATAATTTATTTCAACGGCAATCCGTTCCCAAGTCATACCCTTTATGTACCGCAGCCGGAGTAGTCTTCTCTGGGTATCGTCCTGCACCGTGCCGATTGCCCGCTCAATCTCTATACGCACCGCGGCCAGCTGGTTGATCTTATCCATGAGCGATTCCCGCAGCTCTGCAACCTTGATTGCCCCCGTCTGCACTTTGTCAGAACCCTTCCCCCCACTCGGGACGGCAGACCATGAAGCTGTTACTTTCTGCGCCTTGCTTTCCCAATAGGCGATCTCTTCCCGGATGTCCTTTTCCTCTGCCAGGACTTTCAAGTACCTGCTGAGAAATTCTTTCTTTTCTTGGCTTGTCAATCCGAAACCTCCCTTTCCTGGACTGTACGCCCTGCTTTTCTTATTTCTTGATCCTGCTCAGTTTTGCCTTTAGGTCATCGTGTACGGCAAGAGCGTCCATAATATCTCCTATGTTATCATCAAGTCCAATCTGTTTCATTGCCCGTTTTATGTTGTAGCACCCTGCCTCCGGATCTGCATAAAATTCTTTTATATTAGCGTTTACCTCATCCGCAAGAGCCTTGAGCCTGTCTTTTCCAAAGTTATGCTGCTTATTCAACACAATGCAGCATATCATTAACGCAGTCTGCGCCGCGGCTTCTCGATGTCGGCCAATTTCATACAACCGCTTTATTTGCTGTTGCTCTATATAATTCAATCCCTTTTGTGGCACTTTACTTTTCACCTGGCTTCCTCCACTGCTGACTGACGCAGCCAGGTCAAACAACCAGCTTTGCAATACGGGGCGAGCTTACCACCCATTTCCATTGCGTGGCAGGTGCCGTCTTGCTTTAATTGTCCACAGACATTGCACCAATCAGCTTCACAAAACACCTCGGCCAATTCCTCATCGCTCATAGCACGAATCATTTCTGCGTTTGTCATTTTCTATTCCTCCAAATCCATTTTGCACCCGCAGTTGGGGCAGTATTTATAGTTAGGTGTATATCCTGCACAACGGCACCCACATTCAGAACAGTGAGAATAGTTGCCTGTACGTTCGATCTCTCTAACCCACACCCCATGCCTCACCGGAGCAACGTCGGCGGCAGGAATGGATTCTACCATCCGTTTCATCTGTATGCATGACATTTTCCCATTGCACGTGTTCCTATTGCGTTCAGATATCATATCAATCAGCCAATCCCGCTCTATGTACTTAGCCATTGTCGACCCTCGTTTCCCGCATTAAGTCCTTGTACTGGTTGCAATATTCTTTTGCAACACAATCTACACATTCTTCCATTTCAATGACATCCCAATCACAAGTAAAGCCACACTCTTTGACAAGCGCAATTCTGTCCGAATCGTTAAACCAATCTAGTTCCGTTTTCCCATCTTGGTAATACTTATCGGCCTCTTTCATTCGGCGGACTTCAATATCCAAAAAATCCACTCCAGCGCAAGCCTCTGTTTGACTTGCCTGCACTTTCGCTTTACCTCTTGTTTCTGCAAAGACAACCGCAGCACAATATTTACCTTTTTCGCGAACAAGCCACGCTTTCATAATTTCATCCATTGTCTTCTCCTTTCAGATCGCGCCCGCACATGGGGCAAAACCTATAATCGGGAAAAATGTGGTCTAGGCTACATTTCCAGTTAAGATGAGGGCAGCTGTCGTTCAAACAATATTCACACCCTTTATCCCGATTCAACCGCTCACGCTTCACCTGCTCTAATTCGGCCTTTATTTCCTGCTCTCCAAAAAGCCACCCTACTGATACCCCAAACAGGCGTGTAATGCGTTCTAAGGTATCAATATTAGGCCGCCTGATTCCTGCCTCCCAATTTCCGACTGTGGATTGGGAAAAGCCTAAAGCTTTTGCAAGGCCAGACTGTGTATAACCGTTTTTCCTACGTAATTCTCTCAGTCTACTGCAAACCATATCGCTCATCGTCTTTCCCCTCCCAATCTTCGCAGGAATCTGCGTAGTCCGTCCAGTCTGCACCAATACTCGCTGTCTATATTGGTGCAGACAAAGCCCTCGTCTATGTTTTCGTACAAGTGCCATTTGCATGTCCCGCAGCATCGCTCCATTCCCTATTCCCCCTTTGGATGAAAAACAACCACCATTGATGGAAATGGTGCGCTATTTTTAGCCTTTCCGAATTTTAAACGGCCCCGTATAAATCTGATTTCTGCTTTCCCTTTAATATATTCGTGGAACCAAATTGTATCTGTTCTAGCTGGTAACAGCATTACAATGTAATTGTTGTTTTTTTGATTCTCGTAAAATGCTTTCTTAACCCATTTTCCGATCTCTCTTCCATATGGTGGATTGCACCATACAACTCCATCCCACTGTCGGGACAGTCCATTCTGATCAGGTGTATAAAAATTTATACATTTTGCGTTCTCAGGCAATGCACATACATCTAAATCGAATCCAAATTCATCATTTAACTTATCAAAAAAATCTTGTGGTGTTTCCCAAACATCTGTTTTGCTTGAAAACATCACTTCTTTATTCATTACCTATTCCCCCAATCTTCTCTTGCTCACCGCGAGACAGAACGGCTCAATCTCGCTCGCCCATCTGGCTGTGCCCTTTCCGTGTATGCGTTCCCAGCATAAAGGAAAACCGCCGATTCCATCAAACAGGCTCCCCATCGTGGCGTTATGCGGTAAATACCCGCTCATGCGTTCAAACATCCATGTCCAGAACGGAAGTGCAATACTGTTTCCCAAAGCCTTGTATCTCGCGCTGTCGCTTGCCTTTACCTTTTTCCCGTTTACTTCTGTCTCGGGTATATCTGTCCATCCATCCGGGTACCCCTGCAAACGTTCGCACTCCAATGGCGTCAGCCGGCGAACCGCTCCGGTTAAAACAGCCGTCTGATTCCCTCCGGCTTTTTCTCTCGATGGTAAAGATGGATATTTCCCGCTTGCTGAATAAATTCTCCTGGCCTGCGATTCTCCCGGCGTCAGGTTCGATTTGGGGCCGATAATCGGCTGCTCATGATTACAGTTTAATGCGGGGGCTAATTCGGTCATGATTTCTGCGTTTGCCTGACCGGTAGCCATACACACGCAATGGCGGTCTGTAGAGTTTATGGTGTATGCTGTGTCTTCTGCAATCCCCGTTCCGTTCTGAACAGCCCTTCTGTCGACAACGTTTCCCTGAATGCATAAGCAGGGCGATCGATTGGTGCCGCTTATGGATGATCTCATTGTTGGCACCAGCTCTTTTTCCCATCCAATTCCCCATGACTTCGCCCCCTGTCCTGCTGAAAATCCGTAAATAACATTGGGGGGCATATTCCTTTCTATCGGTGCCGACTTTTCAGCCTGATACTGGATACTTCCAGCTGTGCTTTTATGCCCGTTAAACCCTGAACACACCAGCTGCTGATTGTTTCCACCCGTCCCGAATATTGCGGTTACTGTACAGCAGGTTTCACCCAATTCTTTAATCCTATTGGCCTGCCGGTGGTTTTCATATACCCTTACGCTCCCCGCTCCCACTTTTCCATAGCTGATTCCATCACGGCACGGTTTCTCTTGATTTGGTACCATAATGCCCGGAGCAAAGCATCCGGAAGAGGCCTTCCACGTCCATCTGCCCTGCGCAAGATACCCCGGCAGGCTTTTACGCTCAAATAGTATTTCGGGTGCGGACATTCCTCCAAAATCTGCGACAAGCGCGATTCTGCGGCGGCGCTGGGGGACTCCCCAAAACTGTGCGTCGTGTACTCTCCAAGCAACTGACCAGGCTCCCATTTCATCATGCAGGATTCCGGCTGTCGGCCATCCGTTTTCAGGCACAGGCACAGAGGGGGCTTCCGGTTCTGCAATCCGGATGGTCTCTTCCAGGACTGTTGCAAAATCTTCCCCCTTGTTGCTGCTGAATGCTCCCGGTACATTTTCCCACACCATGTATCTTGGCCGAACCATGATACCTGTCCGTCCAGCTGACCGTTCATGTTCCCTCATCTCCTTTACGATCCTGATTTGCTCCATAAACAACCCGGAACGCTCCCCGGCAATCCCTGCCCTTTTCCCCGCCTGTGACAGATCCTGGCAAGGGCTGCCTCCGGTAATGCAGTCCACCGGCTCTATCCCGCTCCCGCGAATCTGCGTGATATCTCCAAGATGCTTCATCATATCCTCCTAATCAAACCGCGCTGTCCGCGTATGGTATGGGTTATCCTTGCCATACAAAAATGGGAATTCTTCCGAAAGCTCTCGCTGTCTGGCTTCTCTCTTCTTCAGCCTTTTATACAACCGCATGTCAGCAGTCTTTTTCTGATTCTTGCTTCCCAAACGTTCTTTCTGTTCCTGCTCCAAATCACGTTTCTTTTGTTCGTCGTTATACATGCAGTTCGTGCATCTATTCCCATATTCACAGTTCATGCACTGGATATTCATGTTCAAAAACCTCCACTTCCGTTCTAGGGTTCGACCTGTCGCACTCGCCTTTGAGTATCAACTCAATGCAGCGAAAGCTGTCATCAGTGATTACGCCTGCCGCTGTCAGACCGTCCAGAATCATCTTCCCGGCATAATTGTCCGGATCACGCCGCCTATTATCTGGGAAAAAGTATGTAAGCTTTACCGTTGCCCGGCGTATCGGCTGCTTTGGTTTCGGCCTGCACAATAGGGAAACTATCTGCTTCCACCGCTGTTTTTCGTTTCGGTACTCCCATACATTCTGCCGCCCGGCATAGCGGTTTTGGCTCGGCGGTATTTCCGGAATTACAAAGCGCATTATTTCTCCTCCGCCAATTCCGGCACGGTATATTTGTGACTTCTTTCATATTCTTCCAAATCGAAGGAATAGCCGTTTGGCTCTGCCGCATCTTGCTTTTTGCTCGGCTGGTTATATCCGTTTTTTTCCCAAGTTCTGACTGCCGCTTTCCAGTCTTTCATGTTTTGCTTGCCGACTTTCCATCCGTTTGATGTGTAGTGGTCGACAAAGTAGGCGGCATCAACCTTGTTTTTACGCTCCAGGCAATAAGCTGCAACTTCTTCTACCGTTGGAGGCACAAACTTTTTTTGGCGCGTGCTTTTTTTGGATATCTCGTTAGAGATATCTTTTTTTAATAATTCTTCTTTTTCTTTTTCTTCTTCTTTTTCTTGGTACGTTTCGTATATGGTCGTATTCGCTCGTATTCGCTCGTATCTTTTTGATATGTTTTCTCGGTTCCTGTTGCAAGTATCCTTATATGATTCTGCGTCTCTATCGATATTTGCCGACATAAAGTCAAACGCTACAGACTCCCTTCCGTTGAGTTCAGGTACCTTACCGGACGCGCTGTATTCCAGAAGCGCCCGAAACAGTCTCCCTAGTTCTCCATCTGAAAGTCCTTTACATTGCTTGATGTAGGAATGATATGCACAGAAATATTCTCTTGCCATTCGCGATCCCTCTTTTTCTTTGATCAAAAGGGGAGATCATCCAGTCCGCCAACTTCCTGAAAATCTTCTCCGGGATTTACATCTCCGATTGAGTTTGACGTATTGTCTGACGGAACAAATTCCCAACGATCCACCACGACTTCGGTTCGGTTCCTATTGTTTCCCTGTTTGTCTTTGTATGATTCTGTTCGTAAGCGTCCGGCGACGACGATTGGCTTGCCTTTTGTAAAATATCGTGCAATGCTTTCCCCACTTTCACGCCATGCCACGCAGCGGATAAAGTCCGTTCCGTTGTCTTTCCCCAGTCGGTTTACCGCCACGGAAAAAGATACAACAGAAGTTCCGCTTGGAGTTTGCCTTAACTCCGGATCGCCGGTCAAACGTCCTAAAAGATGTACCGTATTCATTTGTTTTCCTCCTTCAAATTCAGTCGTCCGCACAGGTATGCGTCAAGCCTGATTCCATAAATGTGATATTTTTCATCAAAGCTTTTTTGCCCCATTGCGTGCGCTTCGATGTGGTGCTTTCGGCATAGGGCCATTACCTGCATCCCTTCATGGATGATTTGGTTTCGGTCTCTTCCCATGCCAACCGCTTCAACATGGTGTAGATCTGCAGGGGCATTGCACACAGCGCATTTCCGATGCTCCAGGCAGCTATACAGATACTTCCCAATATCATCCGCCTGCATCAGCAAGGTGTCTTCGGTAGGTACGCACCACCGAAAGCAAAAATCAATCAGCCAGCTGATGAAGTCTGTTGCTGTTGATTTCTCACAGTTGGAAAGACTGAAAAATTCGCATCCTTTGTCTTTGACAAATTCTAACGTCAGCAGCTTCCGCAGGTATTCCGGCTCATGTCCGGAATACCATGCGATATCTCCAATAATGGCGAATATCTTTCGCCGTTGCTCCGGGGAGATTTCCCTGCCGTCAAACAGCCTGATTTCAACCGTTTGAATTTCTTGCCGGGTGATTTCCCTGTCAATCGCCAATTCCGGCACGATGACGGTTTTCCCGCCTGCTCTGGCGATCTTACCCGATACGGTGATCATTGCGATTCACCTTTTTTTCGTTTCGTGTCAAGATTAATGCAATACGTCACTACGATGGAAAGCTGCTCATCTGTTGCGTCTTCCAGCCGGGTCAACTGTTCTCCGGTTTTCGCTTTTATAATTTCTAATCCGTGAACGTCCTTGTAACCCACCTTTTCAAGCCATGTTCTAACAACTGCCAGTCTGTCAGCGGAATTGTTATACACTTGTTTCTTCTTCATCGAAAACCGTTCTTCCCCGTTACCATCCACAATGATCAACTGCGTTATTTCTCTCCGCTCATTATATTGGACGTCGCGGACCCGGAATTTTGCTTTCAGCGTTGCTCTTACCTTTCCGTTTTTGTCTTTGTAAAATTCGTCGCTATGAAGAATAATCCAGATAAACGGTGCAGTATAGAGTTCTCTTCCAATCCCCCAGTTAAATCCAGCGCGTTTAAAACTATCGGAGGCAAGGCCCTTTTCCGCTTCCGCGTTGGATTCGGTTCCGGTATCCTCTTTCCTGATCCATTGATTTTTTTCTCCGTCCCACACAGAGATGATACAGTTCGCGTTGTCTCTGGCATGCTCACGCTGCCAGTTCATGGGGCCGAAAACATCATCCAGAATCCGCATATCTACTCTTGCATTTTTGTAAAGAAGTACTGTTGCTCCTACTCCGCTTTGCGTTTCTTTGACTTGCTGTACTCTGCATTCAATATCTTCTGGCATTAATGTCGGAATTAAGAATGTCATTCCTTTTTCTCCTCCCATTCTACGGGGCAAAGCTCCCCGATCCGTTTTGTAATCTGATCCCGGAACAAGGGTTCTCCTGTTGCGTCACACCAGAAACGCCCTTTTCCATCGGAATACCGGAGAAAATAGCAGTGCAAACATCCCGGCTCCTGATCCGGCAAATCAATGTTGACCAGCACCTTTCCGCGCCGGTATTTTTTCACAGCTCCTAAACTTTTGAAAATCATCTTCCCACCACGCTCATTCTTTCCAGCAGGTATCCCTCCAGATGGTCTATGTAGATTACCCGGCCGTCCAACTCCGCCACGGTCATTCCCCGATACAAAGCGACTGCGTTTTCTTTGTCCTTTCGGCACTTGTCGCATTCGCAGTATCCAGTAAAGTCCACCGCAATGTTTTCCTCCGTCCTGACTGGCAGGTGGATCGTATATAGTTCTTCATGCGGGAAATCAAAAAGGCTCTCTCCGGTATATCGAAAGTCACCAATATTCGGCGGATCCAAATATCGGTCGGATCCAATCTGCCCAAAAGGATCATGATTCACTTGACTTTTCCCCTTTCCAGTGCCATACTTTATGTGAACATATTTCTTGTGCGCCTTTGTGGAATTGCCGTCCCATAGGCGCTTTTTTCTTATCCAAATGCCGCAGCTTGTCAATCCAAGGAGATATCGCCAGCCCCATCATGATTCCGCATACCATTGCCGTCACGGTGAAGATCACTGCCGGGCTGCTCCACACAATTCTTGGCATCTTTCCACTTCCTCCAATACTGTTTATTTGCCAGCTGTTCCGGCGTCATGAGCGCATATGGCCACATCCTGCTACACCAGTCCAAAATGCGCAGTCCGAATTCCTTGATTTCAGGGTCAACCATTTGAACCAGCCGCCTTTCTCTTATACCGTTCATGCTTCCGACGGCGTTCCGCAAGCCGCACTAAATGGGCTGCATAATCTTGTTCTCCATGAATCTGCCGTTCCCGTTCTTCTCTCCATACGGAAAGTTCTTTTTCGTATGCCAGATTCTTTGGACAGCTGATTTTGCAAGTAGCCGTCCGGTGCGGGCAATCCTGCACGCATGGGCTTTTGGGTCTGTTCATTGCAATCATCCTTCAAAAAATTCTTGAAATTTTTCGGCATTGTACTGCCCTTTTGTCAGTTCAATTGCTTCTCGGATCGTGTACCTTTCCTTGCGCTCTTTTAATCCGTCAACAAACGCCTGTGTCCCCTGCTGACAGGCCCCTGTGATAATCCGATACATCGTTTTCAATTCTTCTTCAGTAAAAGAATCGTCCAATGAAATTCCACGGTATTGCTCTGCCCCTCTGTCCGCCGCGGATTTAAACAGAAGATCGGCCACCCCATCGCGGAAATTGCGGCAATGCGCATAATGCTTTCCGTCAAAAACCACGTTATGACCTGGAATTTTTCCGACAAAAAAGGTATATTCCCCGATTTTCTTTTTCTTTTTGATGTGCGTCAGGATTCCATCTGCGTACAGGTATTTTCCGGAGACATATTCACCATGACGCAATCTTTTTACAGTAGGGTTTGTGATCTCGGTACCGCTCAGATCCAGCCAGCCGCCGACAGTCAGGTTGTCCGGCAGTGCGGTGATATTGGTATCTCTCAGATCCAGCCCGCCGCCTACCGTCAGGTTGTCCGGCAGTGCGGTGATATTGGTATTGCTCAGATCCAGCCAGCCGCCGACCGTCAGGTTGTCCGGCAGTGCGGTGATCCCGGTATTGCTCAGATACAGATTGCCGCCGACAGTCAGGTTGTCCGGCAGTGCGGTGATCCCGGTATTGCTCAGATCCAGCCAGCCGCCGACCGTCAGGTTGTCCGGCAGTGCGGTGATATTGGTATTGCTCAGATCCAGCCAGCCATTGTTTCGATCCATCATTGCCTTTGCTTCTTCCAGGGTTAATTTCATCCTGCTTTCCTCCTTTGAGATTCTTTCACCGTCCGGGCATTCCCCAGCGTGTCCCCGGCATACCACCTCAGCAGCTTGTCCTGCTTGTCCAGCTTACTGATCAGCCACTCTATCATTCCGCATACAAGCACCAACAGAAGACCCGGCAATACCAACATGCATAAGGTCATAAATGCGATCATGCCCCTTTTGCTCCTTTCCTTTCTGAAATTCCGCCTTTGGGGAAATATGTAAGGGCCTCCTCTTGTGGAATTTCCAAGATTTCTATGATGGTATACACATCGTCCATGCTGAATGGTTGTTTGCCTTGAAATCGGTTAGAAATATATCCTATCGACTTGCCAGCCTTTTCGGCAATATATGTCTGATCAACTTCTTTGTCAAACATAAGGGTTTTCAGTTTTCGGAAATATTTTAAATTTTTTGCCATATATTTTCCCCCCTTTCCCGCTCTCCTTTGGAGGGCGTTTTTTATCCCGCTCTGTTCTGCTCATTACTTAATATTTTTGTAAGAGGAATTTCAAGAATTACTGATAACTTAGCGGCAAGCGTTAAATCCATTTTTTCTTGCCTTACTCCATTTTCAATCATGCAGTAATAACTTTCTGATATTTCAAGCTTTTTTGCGATGGATTGCATTGACATGTTCTTTTCTTTCCTTAATTTTTTTAACCATACCCTCATTTTTTCACCCCTTTCAAACTTAACGTTTTGTTGTGTTTGATTTGAGAATAGCACATAATTAACAATATGTCAAGCGATTTCTGGTCATTTTTTTAAGTATTTTTTTTATACTTTACTTTTCATTTTGTTAAGTTTATACTCATCGTAAGGAGGATAAACTTATGAAAATGCTCCGAAAAATCAGAAAAGAAAAAGGACTTACAATGAAGCAGCTAGGAGCAATAGTTGGCGTTACCGAAGCCGCTATTTCCCAATATGAAACAGGAAAAAGAGAAGCTGATTTTGAAACTTTATTAAAAATTAGTGAAGCGTTAGACTGCACTGTTGATTACTTGCTTGGTCGCGAAATACAAAAAGAAAAGCCCGGCGTCAGCGAGGACGACGAGCTTTCTGAAAAAAAGAAATTGGTCATAAACAAAATCAAAAATATGGATGACGGCCAAATTGAGGCTATTGATAGAATTGCAGATTCAATTCTTTCGCTAAGAAAAAAATAAAATTTTTAAATTCCGCATCAGTCATTTCATCTATTTTTTTAATCAATCTTTCTGATTTATCTCCTATCTCCCCTTCCTCCGGCAAAGGTCTTCCGTCATTGGCCGCGCCGCACTGGCCTTCCAAGATGTCAGACTGGGTCACAGGTTCCACGGTTTCCGTACCCATCATTTTGTTGTTGATTCCTTTGTGTCTGAACTGCTTACCCATTATGTAACATCCTTTCCGTCGAATTTTTGGGATTATATTTCCCTCGACACTATATAGAGGGGAAAAATCAGCAATTATCCCGGATGTAAATATTGGAAATTTTTATTCCAAATTCTCTGGGCATAAACCGAACATCCGCTCTTCCTCTGCTTTCCATTATATCCCTTATCGATCAATTTGTCTAGTATAAAATCACATACATTTTGTTTTTTGTTTAATTTATGGGCTGACATAGACCATGCATGAAATTCTTTGCTGGTATATGTATGGTAATTTAGACGTTGATTTATATTTTTAAGGAGGATGTTTATGATTTGTCCAAAATGCGGCGTTGAATCTGATGGGAATTTTTGCCCTAATTGCGGTGCTCAAATTGTGAGCAGTAACCAGATCCCAAACAGAGAAACTGAAATTCTGATTGACAAAATCCTCGCCGACAAGAAAAAAAGAAAAATAAAAGCATTAATTGTATCTATTGTCATTATTTTTCTTCTCATTATTGTAATCGGTTACAGCATGGCTAAATCCAACAAGGAAGATGAAGACGGGGAAAATTCAATTGTATCTTCCAGTATGGTTTCTTCTGTATCTGGTAACACTCTTATCCCAAAGGATGATTGGTCAAAAGGAACAACGCCATATAATTTAAAAAATATCTCTTTTGAAGCTCCCTCCGATTGGACGGCTCTTTCCGAAAAACCGTATAAATCGATGGGGTTTGTGGTATCATACTCGGATCCTAGCTTGCTCACTGTCTACTTAGCAGATAACCAGTCTTCTTCCAAAGCGTCTGAATTAAGGCAATTCATGTTAGAAGAAGCGGAAACTACATCTAAGGATTTCTCTTTTATAGGGAGAAGTACTGTAAAAAATCCTTTTGCTATTCCATTCTCAAGTGCGGAATTCACTTATAACAAAGAAGGTACTCCATACAAACGAACTTTTTCCATTTGTACAACAGACGATGATTTTGTAATAGTATCATTGGATGTCCCTCTGTCTTCTCCTTTTGATTATTCTTCTGATTATGATAAAATTATTAATTCTATTCAGATATTAGATTCTGAATCCACAGAAATCCTTTACTATTAAATCATACATTAACATGATTTAAGTATTTATGCGGTTTTACATGATTTTATTTTTTCTACAAGAAATTAAAAACTCCATCTTAATTATAAAAGTGTGTTATAAAGTGTGTTATTTTTTCGCACAAAAAATAGCCCGCCTGCCTTGATTGGCAAGCGGGACTTTTCTATTTCACCATATTTTGTGCTCTGCTGATAATATCACGGATTCCATCTTTTAATTCCTCTATTTCTTTTAACTGCGATTCGTACAAAGCCTTTTGAGCTTCGTACATGGCCTGATAATCGTTCCCGGTGGCCGGATTCTTTTTCCACCCATTCAACCCTGCATTTTGGATGATAGAGGGATAATCCTGATAGGCATAGTCCAAATCCACCGTGCCGCTGATCCCCGGCACGCTGCCCGATGCGCTGTACTGCCACATCCCAAAACTGCCGCTGTAGGTCGGCGCAGATGACCATTGCGCCAGCCAAACATCATAGTTAGAAAGCCGGGATCGATCCAGCAGGCCGGTCAGCCAATACTTGTTGGCGTACAGCATGGCGTAATACCCTGCCTTTTCCACCGTGGACAAAAACGCCTTTGCAATGTCGGTCAGCGTGGATTTGCCCAGCTTCTGCTGGCTGCTGTCCTCCAAATCAAATACAACGGGATATTCCGGCCGGCACCCGTCGATGACGCGCAGGAAAAACCTCGCTTCCTTTTCCGCGTCTTCCGGGGTCTGCGCGTAGCTGTAATGGTACAGGCCATAGGGCATCCCCACGGCCTCGCACCCCTGCACATTGACACGGAAATACCGGTCAATCTGGCTGTCGTCGTCCCAGCCGTAGCAGGCCCGGATCATGGCAAACGATACGCCGGACGCTTTTACCTTTGCCCAATCAATATTCCCTTGGGCATAGCTTACATCAATCCCCTTAATCGCCAACGCTCTCATCCTCCCCGCTTTTGAAAGGGACTGCATAGGTCATAGCCCTTTGGGAATCTGCCACACCTGCGGTGGTCGGGTCGTTGACTACTCCGAGAATCGCCAGTACCGCAAACAGGGCGTTGACCACTTCCAGCAGCTTGTTCCCCAGCTCTCCCAAATCCAGTGTAAATCCAAACACCGACGCTACGACCTGCACCAGCAAAAGGGCTGCCGGGATCAGGCTCAGCCAAAAGGTTTTATTTGCAATTCTGACTTTCCAGTTAATACGGTTCATATGTATTCCTCCTTATTTGATCAACATCGTGGCAATGGCCACAACCAGCCCCCCGCCGATGGCAGAACCGATGGCGGCCAGTATGCTTTTTACCGTAACGTTCCAGTTTTCGCCGGGCTTGCCTTCCAGCTTGTCCAGCCGTTCCCCCTGCCGCTCCTGCTCCTTGAGCATTCCCTCCATGTTGGTGGCCAGCCGTTCCACCGAGGACGCAATCCGGCCAAACCGGTCAACGCTCTGCTCCAACGCTTCAATGCGCCGGTTCTGGCGGGTGTTTTCCGCGTCAATCCGCTTGGCAAATTCCTCATGCTCTGCCCGTGCAATACAGTCTTCCATTTACGCCACCTCTTTCCACAGGCTTTCGGTACCGATTACTCCCGGTTCCCATACGTTGTTGTCCACCATGCTTTCCCACGTCTTTCCGTTGTGCGTGACCTTATCTCCTTTGGAATATCCGTTGGTACTGCCCGGCTGTTCCCATTCCGGGATAACCGACGGCTCTGGGATCAACACCTTTGCCCACAAGGACGGCGATACATCCGGCGTCCAGCTTTCCTGCGCCGTGTGCGCTGTCAGGCATTTATACAAAACATCCGCGTACCGCACCCGGTCGCCTGCTTCGTAGGCACCTGCCGCGTCCCATGCCGGGAACACTGCCGGAACCTGCGCCGCCTGTTCGTCCGGCAAAGCGGCAGACTGAAACTGCATCGCCTTATAAACCTGCTTTGCCCGTTCTACCTTGTCCACTATTCACTCACCCCCAATAATGCGTCCACCTGCGATTGCAAAGCCGCAATCTGCGCTTCCAGCTGTTCCTCCCGGCTGGGCTCCGGCCCCGGGAAGGCCGCTTTTTCTGCTTCCTTTTCTGCTGCCGTTGCTTCCCGGATGGTACTACCGCCCAGCATATAGTTGTGCGTTCCGTCCACGTCCATCAGAGGCTTTTCCAGATAGTTCCCTTGGGCGTGAGCGTACCGGTCGCCTTCCCCTTCGTCGATTTGCACCCAGCCGGTGAGATCGGTTAAAAAGACACTGCTGCCCAGTTCCTCCACCCGTCCGGCTGTGTCTGCCTTTGCGTATACCTGTATCATTGTCCCGCCTCCTTAATAGATTTCTGCGTCCAGCGTCAAACTGGTATAGACGAAATCACCAAGAGCCATCGTAACGCCGCTGGGCATACTAAATACAATCTTAGCCACCCGCTCTGTTATGACCGTAAAACCAGACGGGGGAAAATTCGGCGTATTGCTGTGCGTACTGTAATAAGTCAATCCGCTGTTTCCGCTTCGATCCGCATATTTAGCAGTTGGCGCAACACGCATCGGCGTTGGGAAATTGAACCTCGGCATGGCGTATAGTGCCGCAGTCGTATTCTCTCTGATTGGCGGCAAACTTAGTACATGTGTCTGATAATACCGCTGGCATAATGCCATTTCTTCCGCATATGGGCGTACCGGTCTTCCCGGATACAGGCTTACCCAGTCCAGCGTTTGATTGGTAATCGCCTGGCTGAATATGCAGGCATTCCCATCGCTGTCGGTCTGTACCGATGCTTTTGCGGTGCTGGTGCTCTGCATTACGCCGTCCACGCTGTAATAAACGATAACCGGATCAGGAAGCAGCGCAAAGTCTGTCTTTTCCATCCAGTATTGCATCGTAACGGTACCCGTGATATCCGCGCCATATCCGCGCGAATTTGGTTGCACTGTGCCGGTACCGTTAGCGCGAAACCTGTCTGCAATATATGCATTAGACGGGTTGGTATAGGTCGAACTGTCAGCGGCGTTATACCTCTGCCAAACTGATAAAGTACCGTTGATAATGTCACCCGGACTATTCCATTTTGCCTTTTCCTGCGGCGATACAAACACACGGCTGGGGGTTTCTTCGATATCGTCTGCACTCGAAACGCCGGTCTGCACTACCACATTTCCGGAAGCGTCCGGCCCTGTTCCATTCACGGTCTTGACAAACTGCGCCGGGTTAATGCTTTCGGCGTATCCCTTCGCCCGGTCTGCTTCTGCTGCCGCCGCAGCTGTCTGTTGCGCCCCCGCCTGCTGTACGGCGGTGATTTGCTCCTGCCCGGCCTGCTGAATATTGGACACCTGGGTCTGTCCGGCTTGCTGGATCGTCCCGCTCACCGTATTGGCCAGCTGCTCTACTTCCTGCAAAGCCTGTTCTGCCTGCCCTGCAGAAGTCTGTGCGCTCTGTGCTGCATCTTGAGCTGCCTTGATTTGCGCGGTCAGAACATTATAGTAATCGCTGGATATAATTTCCTGATCTGTCAAAACAGATTTTTCCACTTGAATGGCAAAAGAAAAGCTGGTCAGTTTCTCACCGCCAGCTGTATAGAAATTGATCTCTGCCTGCACATTCCCCGGAACGGTCAATACCTGCTCCGCCAGTTCTACCGTTACAAGATTCCCCTCAATTGTAATCGCTGGGGTTCCCGTTTCATTGCTGTCATAAAAGCATGCAGTCCCGTCAGGTTTACCCGCTCGAAACATAGCAACAACGCCATCCGGCACGCTGAAAGGATGACCATTGGCGAACAGTGAAGCTGCAATAAATCTTGTTTGGCTATCATTTTGTTTTGCGTATATAAGTGGCTTCACGCTTTTTTCAATGAGATCAATATTAATCGCTTTTGTTACTTGCAAAGTATCACGCTCCCAATACTGTATATTCCTGCCCGTCAACTGTTATTGTCTTTGGTTTATAGGCAACTCCTTCCACATACAGCACATCTGTTTCTATCGTCAATTCTTTTCCGGAAATATAGGCGAACAGGCGGCTTTCTCCGGATCCTGTCGTATCTGTCCAAATTCGGTACGCCTCACCCGCAAGAGTAATCCGATTCCTGAAAGCTTCGTCGTGATATGCTACTGTGATTCTGTTTGATTCCTGTTTGTTATCAATATTAAATTCACGCAGAATATTAATTCCATATGCGTCAATCTGCCCGGTTGCCAATATTCCCACTTTGTTGTCATTGTACCATTCACCGGATTTCAAATTTCCCTGCATCTGTGTGATTGTTCCGTTATTGAAGTTAAAAATAATTTCTTCCCCGGTAAGGCTTGAAATCCCCCATGTGCTGAACTTCCCTTGATCAAGATTAATTGTCATTCTTCCGTTCGGGCTTTTGATAGTTCCAGTCTGTATCAAATCCCCATTCAGTACCCCGACCGTAATAAAATTGGCCACAATTCCGTCATTCAAGGTAGCGCCGATTTCAAAAGGCCCGTCGTACCCGTTTTCGCTCGCGCCCCATCCTTCATAATTGAAGCGCCACACTTTCTGCGCCTTCGACGGATCCGGATCATCGGCAATGTATAAAGTGTCCGGCTCTCCATCTCCATCCGTGTCCAGAAAACGGACACTGCCGCCCTTTGCTCCCAGAATTGTCTGTGTGAGGGATGAAACCGCCTTTTTAAATGCCGATGACATCGTTGGGTTTTGCGTCAGATCGTCAATCTGCTGTTGCTGGTCTGCTATTGTTCCAGCGATATTAGCCCGGACACTCCCCACGCTCACAGAATTGTAACGGTTCAAAATTGGGTCGTAATTCGTTTCCACAATGCGGGAAGAAACGTTGATCCCCAATTGCGCAAAAAACACATATACGGTATCGCCTATCCTTACCCGTTCCAATGCTTCTGTACTCTCATACAATGAATATTGCTCCAACTGTGCAAACGAAAGATCTATGGATACTGTCGGAACCCCTATTTTATTATTTGTGACATATTGTTGCCCAGCATCGGCTAGTTGTTCTGGTGTCGGTTGGCTCTCGAACTTATCCCCAAAGTCAACCGGAACCACTGACGAAAAATTGAATTCTCCCGGCGCCTGAATAATTTGCGGACTGGAATAAATAACCTCTCCATTTTCACTATTAATCCAATATGGAACAATTCCAGTTTTCAAGTTAGAAATGTTTTCATCCTGTTCAATATCGATCAGGTTTTTCCCGTAGGTAATCCGAACCCCGTTATCCAATCCTCGGCGCGATTGCAGGTGAACCGTCCATTCATCCCATTCGTATTCCCCTCCGTAAACATCCAAAATGGATCCTTCCTGCCCGCCCAATAAGTTCCGGCACGGCTGCGGATATTGGCAGCTGAAGTTTGCGACGGTCGGCATGGTTGTTTCAAAAAGAAACGGGTTTGCAACCAATGAATTGTTTTTTAGCCCCTGTATGGCCGACTGTGCATTGTTTGCGTCAAATACCCCGACCGGAATACCAGCTAGATCATAGGAGACATGGCGGGCATAAATTGATATAATCCCATTCATCGGCCTTGTGATCCGGTAGATCCTGAACGGTTGCGGATCGCTATACGGATCGTGTTTGGAATAAATGATACGGCGATTCTGCAAGTTATTGTATTGCAACCCTGTGATTGGATATTGCATTTCTAATTCGTATTCACCGTTAAGTACTTCATGGACATTGCAGGATATGGCATCAATAATGCTCCCCAGTCCCTGAGTTTCAAACGTTGTTGCACCTGATGGAAATAATATCATACTCAATTTGACCACCACCTTGGAATAATTTGCAGACTATCAATTCCCGTAAATGAAATTTGCGTTTCCCCATGAGGAAACGACGGAAAAAGATTGTTTTCTACTGTCAGATTGCCGTTCAGACTTATTCCATTTTGGTACGAGTTTTCCGTTTCGCAATCAATGAAATATTTTCCACTCGTTCCGCTGACGCTAATAATAGCGTTGTTTATTTCAATAGTACCATTCCCGCTGACAATCAAGAGAGGTTTTGCCGTCTGCCATTGATTTAAGATCATATCCCCGCTTTGCACTGAAATCGGTTCTTGCCCGGATTTTAACCATCTTTGCGGCATGCAGTCAAAATCAAGCGTTGCACGGCCATACGTGAGCATCCAGTTTTCTATCTCTATCGGCCCCGTATACACTGCCATACGGAAAACATCAGGATCATAAGTATCTTCCAGCCGGTGATATCCTAAAGGAGATAAAAGCCATACCGCAATGTTTTTTGCTGCTGAAATCATTCCGGCGCTTTTATCCCGAAACCATATTTCATAGCTTTGGATATAATTTGAAAATGCGCCGGTATCAAAAACTAAATCCCCGGATTTTCCGGGGATTGCAGTTTTCTCAACAATTCTTTGCCCTGCTTCAAACGACGGGCATCGTTCAACGGTTAACCCTTTGCTGAAAGACGTTTCGCCTGCCCAAACAAAAAATGAATTCATTTCCAGATCGACCCCTTTCGCTCGGTTGCAGACTGAATTTTTCTCATAATAATATTGGACAAGGCATTTATATCCTGACCCGCTACGCCATTCACAGTCATGTTGTAGGTAGCATTCATAGTGTTTTGCGTATTTGCATACCCAGCAGGAGACATACCGCCAATTGCCGTTGCAATTTTCAAATTAGATTTTGGGAAAGTATATCCCATCATCCAGTTTGTTGTTTTTTCCAATGCTGAAATGTTGTCCCTGATTCCTTTTGCAATTCCGGTTGGAATAGTAGCGCCAACCAAATCAGCAAATTTTTTCGACGGGCTGTTTGCATCAATTGCGGATCTTGCCGCTACAATCGCGCCCGCCATTGTCCTGTTCACCATCGTTTCAACGATACCGCTTGCATCTCGGATTCCTTGCGCCACACCTTCCATCATGCTTTTGCCCACGTCTACATATCCACTTACCGTTGCCCATGATGTTTCTATCGGGCTGCCGATCACATCTTGGATGGCTCTATCCACATCATCTTTCCCGGAAAAAATGCCTTCTTCCGCTGCGGATGGGATCGTGCTGCCTAACTCCTCATAAGCGTCATAGGCTTCGCTTCTTTTCTGGTAAGCTTCCAACACCATCTCAGACGTAACGCCTTCAACGCCTTCCTGCAAACGCTGCAAAGTAGTTTGAAATTCTGCGTCCGCCTTTTTAAATTGTTCGTACAGTATGGCGTTTTGCTCCTCCATCGATTTCCCAAGCAGGTCATTTTGTTTTTTTATCCCGTCTGTTTTTTCCTGCATGATTGCGATTGCCTTTTCGGCATTCCCCTCCAATAGGGCCATTGTAGCACTTTCGTATTTGTTCGCTGAATCATAATACTCTCGGAGGATTGGTTCGTTTTTCGAAAAAACAGATTGCATTTCTCCGCTATGGGTTTCCAGCGCTGTGATTTCGGATTCCAGAGACTGGATATATGCCAAACTGGATTCTGATATTGACCCATAGGGGTCAGCCATCTGGTTTGCTATTTTTTCGGCTTCTTTTGCATATTCCTTTTTTTTCTGTGTCAGCTTGTCTTCTGTTTCCGCTATCTCTGCATAAACGTCAGCCTGCTCTTTTTCCAGCTTTGTGATTTCCTGTATTGCGGTTCTATAAGATTCTTCATTGGCATCTAGATATATTTGCGCCTTTTTTTTCTCAAATACCGTATCAATCGCATCCGCCAGCTCTTGATAGTTTTGGATCTGGTTGCCGGTCATTTCATACTCGGTTCCCAACGCATTGTTGAGTTCTCCCAGAATGAATTCTGCCCGAGCCTGGTCCTTTTCCTGAACGTTTCCGCTTTCATCCGCCAATCTCTGAAGCTCTTTCCATAAATCCTGTGCATGATCGATTTGGGCGATATCTGCATCCGCCTGTGCCTGTGCGGCTTCTACCTGTTGCTGATAAGCGTCATATTTTTCCCGATATGCTTCGGCTGTTTTCCTCGCCGCTTCCGCCGCCTCTTCCTCTTCGGTCTTCGTCTCTTTGCTGATAGCATTCAGCGCAACGATTCCACCAACCAAAGCAGCTACACCAATTGCGACAGCTCCAAACACATTGGCAGACATGGAAAGATTAAGCAGTTTCATTGCCTTATCTGCTAATGTCATTGTTCCGGCTGCTGTTTTTAATGCCTTTTGAAATCCTGTTATCGTTGTTGTTACAGCTGATATTCCTTTAAACACCTTGATTGAGGTATATGTAGCGATTGCGACAGAGGAAAGAGATTCAAAATTATCCGCAACGAATTTTACTCCTTTACCGAATTCCGGGAGGATTTTCTTTCCCAAATCAAATGCTTTTTCCCCTATATCTGTCAATTCCCGGAATGTATCGTCTACCCCGTCTGCAAAGGAGTTCCAATCCACACTTTTGGAGAAATCTTGTAGCTCTTCCGTTGCATCTTTTATGATGGGAATCAGGTTTTCCAGAAAAGGGTCTCCCGCCTGCGCCTGAAACTGTCTCCACGCTTCATTCAGATTCCCTTGGACATTTTCCCAGCCGTCCGCTTCTCTAGCAGCTTGTCCCATCGCACCAGATAATTCCTGTGCGTCCAACACCATTTGCAATAATGTTTGCTGCTTTTGAATTTCCGTTAAATCATTGAATTTTTGCCCAAAAAGCTCCATTGCGGCGGCGTTTCTTGTGGTTTCGGTGGCAGATAATCCAAGAGCTGCGTCGTTTGCGTAGTTCCCCTTTAAAAACGATTGCAGGCTTTCCGCAGTATCTTCCAGACTGCGGTCATAATATGCCGCGCTGTCTGCGGTAGCCTGCAAAGCTTTTTCCATTAATTCCAGAGAACCTGCCGCATCCCCTCCCGAAGACTTGGCAAATGCGTATATTGGCGCGCCGACTGTTTTTAGTCGTGTATCTAAAATACCGGCGTTTTCCGATACTCTTCCGATTGCATCTTCTGCCTGATCCCCAAACTCTTTGAAGGTCTGTTCAAATTGGCTTTTCTCTGCTTTTACACTTGCTGCAGCTTCTATAAACTGGCCAGATGTTTCTTTTGCCAACGACACAAGCTTTTTGAATCCGTCCACAATTGCCTGAGACAATACGTTTGCTTTAAGAGCATCCCCAAAAGAAAAAGCAGCTTTTTGAGATTCATCCAGAGAATCCCCAAGATCATCTGTTGCATCAGAACTTTCTTTCAACTGGTTTTCCATCTTGTTCAGTTCTGCTGTAGCCGAATTAACAGCTTCTTTCCACTTTAATGTTTTCGTGTCGTTTTCGCCGTATTTTTCGGCTGATTTTTGCAGCATGGCAGAAAGTTGTTCCACCCGCTCGCGCTGAATTTTTACCTGCTCGGACAGGATCTTGGAAACGGCTGCATTTTTTTCTTCGGCGGTTGTGTTTTTTGTGAACGATGATGTTACAGCATTCATTTCAGCTTGCAATGTTTTTTGTTGCTGAATTATTTTATTGATTTCACTGCGGTATTTTGCTTCCCCATCAATTCCAATTTTTGGCCCAATATTGACTGCCATACCATCACCCTACTTTTATACATTTATCAAACGAAAGATTTATTTTTTGCTCCGCTCCATTCTCTATCGCCTTACAGGCTACCAGATCCCCAATTTCTCCAGGCGTTGATACCAGTACTTCTGAAAGGGATAATCCACAAGATAAGCCAGAATAAATAAGCCACGCAAAATTCATTTTGATGCGTGGCTTTCTCCGTTTTTTTCCTTTTTTTCTTTAATTTCAACCGTGCCAGCTTGTGATTCTTTCACCGTCTGTAAAACCGCTGTGATCAATCCTGTGTTCTCCGACAGATAATAGCAACTAAGGATTTCATCAGCGCTCGGAATGATTTCATCAGGGCATTCCTCACCAAACATCTTGCATTCTAATTTCTTTTTTCTTCTAGCTGATTTCATCATTGCTTCTGCCATATGGGCATACATCACAAATTTATCTTCCATTGCTGCGGCAGAAATGGTATCGCCGAGCTGCTCTAATGAGCAGCCCAGCAATTCCGTAATCTCTTTAATAGCGTCCAACCCCATAGACATCTGAAAAGATTTTCCTAAAATCTCAATATTCAACGACTATTCCCCCTCTACTACTCCGAAATAAGCATTGATTGCCTGCACTGCTTCAGTTTCCGTAGCCATCCCCTCCGCAGAAATCACCTTCCAGTTTGCAGCAATAGTATCATCCCGAAAAACAGTTGCTCTCAGTTCTTGCGTCTGCCAGTCAATCTGATCCTCCTGCGTCGCCATTTCATCAGAAGGCAGGCCAAATTTGATTTTTGGAAGAACAAAAGGCCAATACTGCGTCTGTCCGTTCATCATTGTCCGTCTTACACATCCGAACCCCACGAAAGGCGGGTTGATCGCTTGTCCATATCCTTGCATCTGGACAGTAGTGCTCGGATTTTGAACGGTCAATGTAGTCGGAGCAGGGAGACCCCAAATTACAGTAGCGGCATCGTTATCCAAACCATCAACTGTAATCGTTGCGGATCCAGACGTAAAAGATGCGCTTTCGGTCTCGGCTAACACGTTATCGGCATAAAAGTTATTATCATCAGCCACGTCAATATCCAGTGATAGAGAAACCCCTCGCGCAAGGCTTTTCGGGGCGGTATATGTGACTGTGCTTCCTGTGTTGCTGTATTTGGCAATAATCGGTTTCGAAAATCCAGTTGTTACCATAATGTTTTTTCTCCTTTCCAATAAAAAAAGCAGGATGATATATTCCTGCTTTTACTCACTTAATTTTTTATCAATTACTATTTGAGCAGCTTGAATCGCTGGCTCTTTTGTTTTTGCTATCGCTGTTCTTACAAAAGGGGTTTTGTTCCGGTATGGGCTTCCGCTTTCTGTAATTCTGGCTATTAAGGTATTAGGTTGACCGTTTGGGTATTTATTTGTTTTTACTGAATTATAGCCATCGAACCCCAGTTTCACATTAACAAATCCCATTTCGTTTTTCATAGGAGTGATGCCAAATCCGTCTAATAACCCATCCTTTTCTTTCTCTGTAAGTCGGCTTTTTTCTCCGCTTTTGTATGCCTTTATATTATCTTCTTCTGTTGTGTTCGCCGACAAAGATTGAATATTACTTCTAATGGCGTTCGCCACAACGTCAGCCATTGCATACACGGCCTCTCCTATCATGGAATCGGTATTTTTACCAATTTTTTGGAGATATGCAATATATTCATTTATTCCTTTCGTCGTCCAGGATGCCACACGTAAACACCCACTCTCTATGAATTATTTCGGTTTCTTCGTCGTATTGGGTGGAATTGTAGTACCAAGACAACGCAACAGCATTTAAAATATCATTGATTTGCTTCCACATCGGGTTGTCTTCATCCATTGTGTAAAGGTCAATGCTACCGCTTACGGCATATTCAGTATGCTGATTCCCTGCCGTGAAATCTTCCCCAGAATCCTCAGCCCATACAATATAATCCGGTTTGGTATTTGATGGGGCTGTATAATGATATACTGGTACGCCAAGTGACACGAGAGATTCCCTCAATATTTTAAGGCTCATCTATGGCATCTATCCTTTCTAGCGTTAGATCGGTAACAGGCAAGTCGTTATCATCTACAACATGCTGATATTGCAGAATCTTATAGAACCCCGCCAACCCTGTATCCACCTGCGGCTGAATTCGTACTCGCATAGCAGTTGTCACGCTTGAAAAACGTTGGATCTCTATTAGCAAATCAGCTCTTCCATCATGTGCCTTTGCTGTCCAAAATCTTTGTACTCCTACTGTTTTTTGCCCATAATAAGAGACGTATACTTGGTTGGTATACGTCTCTTTTGGCTTTTTTCCAGGTGCCGATATCTGTACCGGTGCAAAGATGGCGGCAATACCATCATTGAGAAGCATTTCCACCACCCCCAGCTTGTGATAAAATCGCATTATTAAGCGCCCAACGCAACATACGCGGCATTCCCTCTGCGGTATCACGCTTGCGAAATAAGTAGGCTGCATACATTTCAATAAGCTGAGCCTGTTCCACGGTGTACGGTGCAGACAGAGACAATCCCTCTCGTTGGATAAACGCAACTGCGGAATCGATGAGTTGCTCAAGCTGAGCCTGTCGGTTAGTATCTACTTGAATAAATCCAAGATCAATCAATAGCAGGTTCAGAATGTCCGCCTTCGTCATCGTGTTTTCCCCCTTGCTTATTATCCTTCTGCCTTGGTCACATTAATGGTATAAGCGCGAGTTTTATTGCCCATGGTTACGCTAATAGTAAGCGGATATGCTTTCCCGTCTGCAATCCAAGACACGTCCTCACCATTGACAACATTCTTTCCATTATAGTTAATTGCAATCTTTGCATCAGGCTGTGCGGGAGTTGCCAGAACCGCATCGCTCGCATTTGCCGCTGCAGCAATTGCATAACTATATACGCTAGAATTAAAACTAGGGTTAAGGCTCTCCGTGCCAATTTTGAGGCTCTGCAACTGTGCATCGTTGGCAGTATCAGCTGCAAAGTTCATAACTGTGGTGGGAGCAGCGTTGTTAATGTTGATTGCTACGAATGCACCGGGAACAACAGGCATACCATCTGCTCTCTCTTTTCCACGGAAAACAGTGTTATCCTGAATAAACTGTACTTGATTGCTTGCTTCAATCGTAAGGCCACCGCGAATTGCCAGCAAATACAAATCTCCATAACCGCAAATGATATCCCCATCCGGAATAAATTCCAGAATATCTACATCACCGTCAATGAAAGGCATAACCTCTGGCACATTAGTAACCGGTCTTCCTTCCATATTCGTAAAAATCAAGAAAGAACGTAGTTTCCAATATGTACGGCTGTTCATCGCCCAGAATAGACGGCCACGACTGTACAGAGTAGTAGTATTTGCTACCGCTCCCATCAATGCCGCCCAAAACTGTTGATAGGTCATTCCGGTGCTGTTGATCGTGACAAGATTCGTATTACTTAAATCCTGCCATGCCGGAGCGTTCGAAGGATATCCAGCCGGAGCAGAATCTTGCGCCAATCTGGTAACAATTCCCAATGGCATATGAGAGGAGGAACCATTACCATAAAGAATGGCTTTATCCAGCGCATATCCAATAGATTCAGAAATCATTTCAACAATCCAACTTGCAAGATTTACATCGTTATCCTCCAGCAAACTATTACAAACGGGGATATATCCTGCCACTTTATAACCATCCAGTGTAACCTGATTGAAAGCGAAAGTAAGCTCATTAATCGCGCCACACATTTCAGTCCATACTGCTTCTGGAACAGTTCCGGCGATAGTCTGGCGAGCTTGTCCGTCCACATAACGCACGCGAACTCTGTTTACCAGTTTGCTGTAGCGGTAAATATTTTCTGCAATCAGGTCAAGGAATACAACGGGAATTGTCAGCTCTCCGCCAGTAATAGAACGGGTCTGGCCTTTCATAGATCTTAGTTCAGTCAAAAATTGTTTTACATCATCGCGCTGAACCATTTCAGTGCGGGCCTCGACCGGAAGTGCATCAAAAGCCCTCTGGCTTGCGGGCAAAGCACGAATATTAACGGATAAATTCATTTTTTTGCTCCCTTCATCAATCGTTTTTTTCTTATTCTGATTCAATTTTGGTACACTTCTTTCAATGGTTTCCAGATCTGCTTCTAGTTTTTCAATTTCACCATTTAAAGCTGTTTTTGCTGTTTCATGTTCCTTTTTTTCAGCATCAAACTTGTCAACCTCTTCTGCTACCGCCGACTGTTCATCATCGGAAACAGCTTCTTCAATGGACTTTTCCAGTTCCGCTTCTCTGGTTTTGAATTCTGCGTCCTTTTCTTCTAAGGCTCGCAGCTGTTCTTTTTTCTGCTCAATACTGCGCTTGATCATCAATGCTTTTAATGCCATCTTTATTCCCCTTTCAATTTCTTTTTCATTTGGCTTTTCCATGTTTCAAGCTTCCGCTTTTTAATGGTTTTCAACTCATTTTTTCTAGCTTCAACACTGGTTTCTTCATAGGCTGGAAATGTTACAACCGAAACTTCGTAAAGCTTAACTTTTCGAATATGCCATACCGTTGGGCCTGTTTCTGGATATTCAACTTCTTGGTCTAAAATGTCAAATCCGAAACTGCATTGACTCACATCTCCACGCTTTACGCGTTCATATAAGTCCATTGCTGCACGGTCGTTTTGATTAATCGTTACACGACCCCACAACCCTTTTTCATCTTCCCTCAACTCCAAAGTGCCTGCTGTTGTGCGGCCTAACACAAGCGTACTGTCGTGATTGGTTAATGCCCTTATATCTCCATTTGTTTGACTTTCAAAAGCGCCCGGTTCAATGGTTTCATATGCTTCATCCCATAACCAATATTTGGAATTGTAAACTGAAAAATATCCTTCAATATATAAGTTTCCATCCTCTGCCCGTGTGGTGAATCCATTATTTTGAGCAATTGCAAATCTCTGGCATTTCATTCCCCGTCACTCCCTTGCACTAATTTTTTTTGATCTCCGACCTTATCAATCGGTATGTAATTTTCTAGTATTACCAGTTTGTCCAGTCCTTCCATAGGTTGCAGCCCAATCCAGTCCCTCACCTCGTTGCCTGTCATAATGCCGCGTATATACTGCTCATCGGCTACATCTGCAAGGTCTTTTAGGTCATAATTAAGCAAACTGCGACTGTTAAACCGAAAATAATAATCTGGACTGTATAATAATTTACGGGTTAATTCCTGCTGAACATTCTGCGCCAGCGGCATGATGGTTGTATTGATAAAGCTATTCCATGCATCCCGCTTAAACTCTCCAACGCCCAAAACAAAAGGCGGCACACCTAACAAGGTTGCCACCGTTTTTTTATCTAATTCAACAAAATCGGAAAGTGCCAAGTCTGCAAGGGATAATGGCCGAACTTCTTTCACGTCAAATTGTTCTGCCGGAAGAATCCACGGTTTCCCAGCGGTACCGTTCTCTACATAAGAATCTAATATAGCATCCCGGCCCTCTTTTGTTGCCATCTCTCCTGTTAATCCATCTACTCGAATAATAAGGCTCGGCTTCCATTTTGATTCCATAAAACCTTTTTCAGTTTTGGTAGCTTGTTTTAGGTTATTCGCAACATCAGAAATGGGGGCTTGTATTCCTTCTCCAAGCCAAGGATAATAAGTGCCGGGACTTCTCACAAAATGCAAAACATCCTGCGGATCGTATTCCCTGCCCGCTATCACAATTCTATAATCCAGATCTCCATATGGAACAAAACTCACAAACGCAGATGGAATCGGAATCAGCTCTCGAATAAACCCACTTTCCGTCCGG